TGGTGCAGTTGAGATTTATGCACTCAACGAAAAAGATGAGAGAACAATGGGTGTCCGTCTTGAAGAGGCGTTCCCTAAAACTATTGATGCAATACCATTTGGTCATGCATCAAGTAACACGATAAATAAGTGTAGTGTTTCGTTTGCGTATCGTTATTGGAGAAATATTGCAACCGAACCACAAAAGGCAAATCTTGAGTCTACACTTCAAGATATATTGAAAGACGCTGTTATCAAACAAGTACAAACTCAGATACCAGCTGTTTTGAGGCGATTATTTTAATTATTAATATAGGAGAATATTATGGCGTTGCCTAAGTTAAATACCCCTACGCATGAGATGGTACAACCGTCAACAGGGGAAACAATTAAGTTCCGACCCTTTCTGGTAAAGGAACAAAAGGTCTTGATGATGGCGCAAGAGACAGGTGAAGGTACAGAGATGGCCGATGCCATGTGCGAACTCATCAAGTCATGTACCTTTGGTGCAATTGCAAATCCAGAACAATTACCGTCATTCGATGTTGAGTATATGTTTCTCAAAATTCGTTCCAAGTCAGTTGGTGACGAAATCGAATTACAACTAACTTGTGAAGACGATAATAAGACAATTGTTCCATACACTCTAAATCTTAATGATGTTGAAATTCAACATACTGAAGGTCATTCCAACACAATCATGATTACCGACACAGTTGGTATGACAATGAAGTATCCATCACTGAAAGACTTGAAAAAGTATACTAGTGGTGAGATGGGTGCAGTAGAGTTGACGTTTGGTGTGATTGGTGAATGTCTTGTAAACATTTTTGATGAGAATGAGGTTTATGAGGAACTACCTAAAAATGAATTAGATGAGTTTATCGAATCTATGAATACTGACCAGTTCGCAGATGTACAAGCGTTCTTTGATGGTATCCCTAGATTGAGACATGATATTGTAATCAAGAACCCAAACACTGATGTTGAGAATAAAATCAGACTTGAAGGATTGCAAAGTTTTTTAGGGTAGGCCTTTCTCATGATAGTCTTAAAGCGTACTATAAGACTAATTTTATCATGATGCAAAACTATCATTACAATCTAACAGAATTAGATGATATGATACCGTGGGAAAGGGAAATATATGTCTCAATGTTGAAGGCACATATTGAAGAAGAAAATGAACGCATTAAAAGACAGAACGCACAGTATAAATAATACAAAGGGAGAGAGTAATGTCTGAAGAGAAGAAAACCGTTACCGCAGACCCAGCGGTTATAGACAAGGTTGACAGTAATGGTGATGGACACATTTCACAAGAAGAAATGGAGATGAATTTGGAATTCAAAAGAAAAGAACTTGAAGACGCAGATGCCCGTAGAGATGCAATGCGTAAGATGACTTGGTTTGCATTGTTGGGTATGTTACTCTATCCGGCAGGTATTTTTATTACATCAATTTTAGGACAAGAGAAGGCCGCAACAATTATTGGTGATATTGCACCGACATACTTTGTTGCCATCTCTGCATTAGTCGCCGCATACTTTGGTGCAAATGCATATACAGATAAAAAGAAGTAAGTAAATGGCAGATGACGCACGACAGGCCCAAGCGTTTGCAGAGGCATCCAGACAACTAACTAGGGTTACAGAAGAACTCAGAGATTTTAATCAATCGGCAGGTAAAGAGATTGCATTGACAGTCGCTGGCGATTTGAAAAAGGTCACTGATTCATTCACACAACCGTTTCTAAATCTGCCTGGCGTACAAACACTTGGTGCAGTTGGTAAGACACTGTTCAACAAAGGGTTTGCAATGTTGAAGGACAAGAGAGAACAAGCACTCTTGCGTCAACGTCTTGGTCTTACAAGAGAACAGTTTGGTCATCTTAAAAAACAACAGGCAGTATTTCAGGCACAAGAAAAAGAGGCGTCAGAGTTAAAGTCTGCAACAGAAAATTTACTTGGATTTGATGTAGACCAATTTAACATCGCCGCTGGTATGTTCACCAATGACAAGGGTGGGTTCTTGATGGGTGTCGATAAGTTGATTGGTATGAATCAAGAACAACTTGACGCAGACGATAAGGCTCGTGCAAATGAGATGAAGGGTGCGGCCAAAAGAGTTGAAAAAGATAATGAGAAGATGCGTCAAGAACAAGAGACACAATCTATCTTCCACAGTATTGCAAGAGGTATCGACAATCTTGCAGAAGGTGTCGCAAACATCAAAGCAGAAGATGTCGGTATGGGTCTACTCGCACCGATTGGTTTGATAGGTGCAGTCATTACATCATTTGTTGGTGGGTTTGTAACAGAAATCAAAAGACAATTCAACGGTATCAAGGCGATAATTCTAACATTTGACAAACTTTTTGACCCTATCAAGGCCATCATAAGAAATACTGCAAATACATTCGCAGGGCCCGACACTCTAATTGGTAGATTCTTTACATTCATTGGTGACAAATTCAAGGCAATCAAAAGTTTCTTCACTACAGGTCTAACAAATCTCCAAGGAAACAAGTTTATTACTACTGCATCAACCATGTTGGATGATTTTATCAAGGGTGTGAAAAGTTTATTTCAACCAGTATCAAGAGTGTTTGGTGCAATTGGAAATTCAGTAACCAGTGTTTCTGCAATGGCGGGCAAGGGTGGTGTCATTGGTAAAATACTTGGTTTTGCAAAAGGATTTGGTACAGTGTTGGGTAAATTATTCCTACCAGTAACAATCGTTATGTCTGCATTTGATTTGATAACAGGTTTCATTGACGGTTGGAAAGAATCAGATGGTGACAGTATAGTATCTAAATTTATTGATGGTGTTGGTGGTGGTCTATCTAAACTGATAGGTAACTTGATTGGTATGCCTCTTGACTTACTTAAAGATGGTGTCTCATGGATTATGGGTAAACTTGGGTTTGACGGTGCGGTTGAATTCCTTGACTCTTTTAGTTTCAAAGACCTATTGATGGATATTGTATCTGCACCGTTCAACCTTGTATCAAAGGCAGTTGATTATATTGTAGGTCTGTTTACTGGTGAAAATGATTTGATTGCAGACTTGATGTCTGGTATGAAAAATATTGGTGAGGCCGCAAAAGACTTATTGAAAGGTATTCTTCGTGGTATCCTACCTAATCCTGCTGGAGAAGAAGGTGGTAGTAGAATTGCAAACTGGATTAGGGGTGCAGTTTCATCCGTTATTCCAGATGGTGTTTACGAATTCGCTGGTCTTGACCCAAACACAGGTGCAAGGATTCTTCCAGAACCAGATGATACTCAATCTGCATTATTGAAGTCGGCAGGTCTTACTCAAGAGTTTGCAGAGGCGAGAGCGTCTGGTGATGCAGATAGAATGGAAGAGTTAATTAATGCGTCTGAAGAAATGAGGGGTCAACAGGGCGGTGTCGTTGTAAACAACTATAACAACACTGATAATAGTAATAACAGTAGTAGTTCAAGTGTGACTACTCAACCTCTTAAAGATACAGCAGCACCGGCAGGAACAGTACCAGTACTTTAGTGGTCATACACGTTAGGCCCGTCTTGAACTTTGACAGGTTTACAATATGCAGTGACTCTATCCTTGGGGTCTATGTATGAACTATATGAGTAATTACCATATTGTTTAGGAATACGTTTTGCATAATACAAACACACATCAATACTTCTGAATACCATTGCATTCGGTTGTATCTGTCGAAACTCACCTGTTCCTAAAACAACTACTAACATGAATGCGTGTATCATTGTATCGACTGTTTCTGTTTGAATTCTAAGTCTGCAAGACGTAATTTAATCTCACGAACTTTTCTCTCTGAATCAAACTCTGGAATATATGGTTCTCTGTATAACTGGTCATCCATCCATATAATATAACCTAGACACCCAAGAAGTGAAACGAGACAGGCCACAATAAAAAACAACATCATTACAACATTCCTTTTACATCCATGATGAAATAGATACCCCAAACAATTAAGGCAGATGTTATCGCAACAAGTATAAATGCGAGTGTGTACTCTACAAACTTACGTTGTCTTTCCTTTTGGTCATAAATCATCTTCTGACGTTTCTTGCGTATATCCGCCTCTGTTTTCAAGAGCTCCTGCCATGCAGTTGGCCCTCTAGTATAGGTAATGATTTGACGTAACTGTTCACGCATATCATCGGCCTTCTTCTTGGCCATGAATATTTGCATGGCCTCTTCTTCAACAGAACCGGCCGCAAACAGTTTTTTAAACAGGGGTGGTTTTTTATTATACTCTTCGGCCTTCTTGATATCTGATACTGCACCCATCCAGCGACCTAAATCGCCTGCCATGGATTCAATATCTCTACCGACCTCAAAACCTTTTTTGATGGCGCCAAAGGCGCTCGATGCCGCTGACACAGCGGCGACTACCTCAATCATCTCTCTCTCCTACTGATGACTTCAATAGTATTTAGTAAAAAAGAGAGACAGGGTTGCCCCTGCCTCTCCGTCTTGGTCTACTATGCGTTGTCTTTTTGTGGTGTTACGACACTAAGGACTTTCTACACAGGGTTTGACAACTTACCCATTCGCAAGTTTCTGAAAGTATGACATGGTGTCATCTTCGTCAGTTGCATCTACACTAGGAATAGATGGCGCTGGTTCACTCTTCAATTGAGGTGTTTCAACAACATCTTCATCCATCATTGCAGCCGCACTTGCAGTTACCGTACCAGAGAGAACATCATCAAGTCTCTTCTTCAGTTCGTCATAAGACTTGAAGTTGGTAGGTGCAAGAAACTCTTGCAATGAATACTGGGTCTTCCAGATGTTGTTGAGAGCATCATCATCATCTTTCAGTGCAGATACAGTCTCAAAAGAGGATGCATCATAGTTCCAGTAACCATCAACTTTACGAATCTTCAGTTTGAAGTTCGCACCTTCCCAAAAGTCAAAAGGATTGATAGGTGTCTCATCTTCAAATTCTGGTTGCATTGCCGCCATCATCTTATCAAAGATTTTCTTACCGTATCTGAAAAGGAATACCTTTCCTTCATTCTCTGGGTGTTTGGAGTCAGACACAACGTAAATGTTTGAGTAGTACTCAAGTTTACGTTTCTGTTTCCTCGCAATCTCCTTATCAGACTCAAGACCAGAATTCCATAGTGAGGAATTGTATTCTGACACAGGGTCTTTTTGGTTCATGGTGGTCAAAGAATTCTCAATGTACCACTTACCTGTTGGGCCTTGGAAAGCGTGTTTCCAGACTTTCACCCAAGGTAGTTCTTCACCTTCTGGTGCAGGCAAGAAACGAATAACTGCATAACCGTTACCAGACTTATCCAGTTCTGGTTTCCACAGTCTTTCGTCTACATAAGACTTCTTTTCTTGAGGGGCACTCTCTGCCTGAACTTGAGAGAGTAGTTTGTCGAGCGTGTTCGCTCGTCTAAGTGTATCTAACGACATATTTTTTCTCCGTATGTTATCGTATGTTTAAGTATTTCACAGTCTTTCATCATATATTTTATTTATAATACTACATCATCCACCCAAAGTCAAGGAGTCTTTCAACTTCTTCTTGGGTAATATACTGTAGATTTTCACAATCACGCCAGGCCTCAACAAAACAACAGGTGTCATCTGTTCCTAGAACATCTTTATTCACCTTGTAAAAGTTGACATCTGGGTAGTTGTCAAAATTAGTTTTATGACCGACAATCCAACTGTCGGGCTTCACATAATTTGAAGTTTCTGGTAGATATCCAGTTGTTCCACCATATACATTGTTTAACTTCAAATCTTTTGAATATAGGTCATGACCTATAATGAACACATTCTTTGCACCCATCTCACAGGCGATTTGAATAGACAGAACACCACAACTCTGCATCCTGTCATTCACAATCGTTTTTGCAAGGTCACCTTCTTTAACACCAGTGATAAAGGTCTTGACTTGTTTGCGTTCCCATTCTAGTTTCTTGATGTCAATGTCTGGGTTCTCTTCCACAATCTTTTTAAAGTGTGCATCCACATCGGCCGTATTAGAACCGTGTATTACAAACCCAACGTCATCATGTCCTA